AGTTCCAACAATAATCTACCCACGAATGCCCAGCATCCAAAATGGATGAAGAGATAGTCTGAACTCTATGGTGACATAGAGAAGTAAGAAATAAAGAGTTCTTACGATAACAAAATTGGCACGAACGGAACGCCCATTAGAAAGTGGTGGCTCTATCAAGTAATTGATAGATGTAAATCGGATGAATTGCTGGAACCCCTCCAAAATATAAGGGCAATCAGCAGCCAAGCCTCAAACGAACTTTTGAGGAAGGTTCAACGACTAGGTGGTTTAGGGAGCGCCCTATGTAATACACCATTAGCGTCCGACAACCTAATAAAATAGGTTGATGATATAGTCTGCTCCATAAGAATGGTAAACTTATGGGATAAGCGAACTTTCCTTTAGATTTGGCATCAGTACAAACAACTTCGGTTGCTCTTACTGCTCCTTCTATCGGTTGATAAATAGTCAAGGTTCATAGAACCAAACGGCAAAATGGGAGAGGACTTCGGTTCTCTCCTTTTTTATGGTATAATAAATAGTAATGCCGTTAAATCTATGAAACCGAAATGTACAAGGAATTGTTGTACTCAAAACTTCTAGTAGAAAGTGTAAGAAGTAAATCTACTGGAGAGTTTCATTATGTTTATGTAGTTATTTCTGAAGAAAAACCAAATTACTTTTATTTTGGAAAACACTCAACACACAATCTAAATGATGGATATCTTGGGAGTTCCGCAGATAAAGATTGGAACTTACTAAAAAGAACTTTATATCCTATTGCTTTTTTTGAGGATGATAGTGAAGCAATAGGATATGAGACTTTAGTACTACAAAAATACGACTTAAAAAATCATCCATATTGTATCAATAAAGTAAATAATGATTACTTAATGGGTGGATGGAATAGAGGAATAAGTATAAATGATGAACACAGAGATTATGTAAAATATCTTTATGAAGAAGAAAAATTATCAATAACTAAAATTGGTAATAAGATTGGACTATCAAAAGGTTCTGTGATGGTTCTACTGAAACAAGCAAAAGTACTATTAAGAGAAAATAGAACTACATCTTATGGAAATGAGTATTGGAAAAATCATATTCATAGTGAATGTGAAAGAAGAGGATTGGATGTTGTTTTTATTCCATCTAAATTAAGTAAATGGTCTAAAGTTAAAGTTTCTTGTAAATGTGGTGGAGAGAAAGAAGTTCTTGTTTCTGGATTAAAACTTGGAGATACTTGTTGTAAAAGAGCATCAAAACTTGGCGATAAAAATCCTATGAGAAACAAAACTCCACATAACAAAGGTAAGATAAAATCCAACACACCTTGACATAAGACTCCAAACTCTGCTAAGATAATCATAAACCCCAAAACATTATGAAACAACTAACAGCAGAACAAATCAAAACACTGGAAGATGCTTTTGTAAGTTATCCAGAGGACTTTTCAACAACTTCTAATTATGCATCAATGGAAGGAATTCAAACACAACTGAATCAACTTAAAGATGATATAGGACGTATTTACTATATTAGTAAAGTTAGTAAAAATCAAAAAGTCAATGCATATAATTTTACAATGAATGCAATGGAAGTCGGAATTCAGGAACGAGATACTAATGATAAACCCAATAATTAAAAGCACCAATAATATGAGTCATAATCCTCAACACGAACCTATGGAATCCTGGATAATCTGGGCAGGCGTAGGTATTATGATGTTCACAGTTCTCATATTCGTCATATTCACTCTTTCAGTAATGTATTTTTAAGAATATGTTTTTCATTCTCACAGTCTTCATACTCTTCGGAATCTTTATGTTTATAATGTCGGTAACACAAGACCTCTAAGAATCCTACATATAAAAGAAAACAGTATAATGGGTGGAGATTAAAATGAGTTCAAATTTTGATACAGTCTTCGTCAGTGATGTCCATTTGGGGACTCCAAGATGTAATACTCAAAAGTTTTTAAAGTTTCTCAAAGAACTTAAGACCAAGAAATTAGTTTTAGTTGGTGATATTATAGACATCTACTGTATGGAAAAATATAATACTCGTTGGACAAAAGAACATACAAAATGTGTTCATCAGATTCTTAACCTTGCAAAGAAGGGAACAGAAGTCGTTTATATTCTTGGAAATCACGAGGCACAGATTCGTCGTTATACGAACTTTGAGCACAAGAACTTTCAAATGGTAGATGAATATACTCATAAGGATTCAAACGGAAATAAGTTTCTTTGTGTTCACGGCGACAAGTATTCGGAGTATTCTTCTGGGTCTTGGAAGCAGTTGATGTTTAATAGGGGATATGAGATTATTACACCATTAAGTTTTTGGTTGGAGAGATTCTTTCGGTTCTCTTTGGTGTATGCTTTGAAGAATACGGTGAGGGGAAAGAATTATATCAATCAATATGAGACTGATATTGCATCATTTTGTGTTCAGAGAGATAAGAAATATGATGGTATAATCTGCGGACATATTCATCACGGCAACATCAGATACTTTAATAAACTTTTGTATATGTGCTGTGGTGATTGGTGTGATACTTGTTCTGCTATTGTAGAGAAAAATGGAATTTATACTCTTGAAAAATATTGAATAATATCTTCAAATCCCAACAATTCATAGACACCTAAAAAGAACTTCTTATAATTACTAAGGAGTTCTTTTTCTTTTATGAAGATCTTTTTAGATACGGCAGATGTTTCAATGATTAGTTCAGCATATGATACTGGACTACTAGATGGAGTTACTACAAATCCCACTTTGATTCTTAAAAGTGGTAGACAACTTCAAGAAGTTATTAGTGAAATTTCAAAAATATTCCCAGAGTTAGAAAGCATTTCGGCAGAAGTCGTTGCAGATACGGCAGAGGAAATGCTTACAGAAGCAAAACATTATTATACAATCGCACCAGCAGTTACAATCAAAGTTCCTTGTACAGTAGAAGGATTGAAAGCATGTAAGCATCTTTCCTCACTTGGTATCAAAACAAATGTAACTCTTGTATTCTCGGTGGCACAAGCAATTCTCGCATCAAAGGCAGGAGCAACTTATATCTCACCATTTGTGGGTCGTTGGATGGATAATTCTGTAGATGGTATTGAACTGATCAAGAATATCCGTAAAGCATTTGATTACTCAGGAACCAGCACACAGATTCTTGCAGCATCTCTTCGTGATGTAAGACAAGTAGAACAATCTGCACTTTATGGTGCTGATGTTGTTACAATTCCTCCAGTTGTATTCTGGGCGATGTATAAGAACATTATGACAGATAAGGGACTTGAGTTATTCCAGAAGGACTGGGAGGAAGTTCTGAAAGGAAAAGAATGAAACGCGAAGATCAGTGCTGGAATTTCATAATGTCCTCATTTGCGAGAACTTATGGAGTTGAAAGAACTATATCGGAACAAAAATTTCATGAAATTGCATTAGAATGGTGTGATGATCATAACTACACTTGTGATGTTCATCTGGATGATTTAGATAAAGTTGATTTGTATTTTAGAAACATTTATGAAAACTGGGAGGGTTAGGTGATTAGTTCAGAGACACCTTATAAACTTGCAGAGATTATTAGAGACACTTGGCCTGGTCTTTACAGGAAACCCCAAGTGTCCTATAATAATCAAAAGACTTCTAAAAATGAAAAAATACAATAGTGAAGATTATTTTTCTGTAATTGAAATTAAAACTGGAAGAAAAATTGCTGATTGTGGTGAAGAGGCAGATGCTCTTGCGATGGTTTCTTTTGATCCGCAAAATAGGACAATCACAAGAAATAAATTTATGATGGGTCCAGTAGTTGATATTGAAATTCCAAAGCAACTTCCTACTACTGGAATTCAAATTGATTCTACTCTTTATAAAGAACATCAAGAAAATTGGATGGTTGAAAAAATTAATCAACTACCACAAATAAAATTACCAGAAGGGCAAGGAGAACCTGTGATTATATGATAAAGAAAATAACTCATTTTCTCAAAAGAGATTCGGACATTACTTATTATGAAGAGTTTCATTACATATACATTACTTTGAAAGAACTAGTAGAAGTTATAAGAACAAAGAATAAATAATTATAAGTTGCAAATACTTATGGTTCCTCTACACTCGTTTAAGGAATATCTGTTTAATTTAGAGACGACAAGTAAAGCAGAAGCAAAACGAATGTGGAGAAGAAATATAAAAGAGCAATGGGAACACAAGTGTGCCTATTGTGAGTCGGAAGAGAATATGACACTGGACCACATCATTCCACAATGTAAAGGTGGACTTGATATTAAAACAAATGTGGTCGCTTGCTGTAAATCTTGCAATCAATCCAAGGGGCACGAGCACTGGAAGTTATGGTACATCCAACAATATTTTTATGACGAGCAAAAGTTTAATAAAATAGAAGAATGGATGAAACCAGATCCTCCAAAAAACTTACATACTTATCGTCCAAGACGCAATAATTTATCTTGAATAAATAACTTAAAGCAGATTATTCTGCAAGTTTGATAAATAACCGATGCGATAAATGCCAACTCCCATTAGAATTAAAAGATCTGCTGTACCTGGTAAAAAACCTACAGCATCTCAATTACTATCTGCAGAACTTGCATATAATACATATGATGCGGAGTTGTATGCCAAGAGGGAAAGGAGCGGAATTGGAACCGATATCATTCGCATCGGTGCAGGAGCAACAGTTACAAATATTCTTTATGTCACAAAAGATGGAAGTGATACAAACA